ATTTGGAAATCACAATACGCCCCTACAAAGCCAAACGCAGCTATGAGCAAAACCGCCGCTTATGGAGCTTGTATAACCAAATCGCCGAGCAGGTTTGGCTGGATGGGCGGCGATACGATGCGGACACATGGCACGAATATTTTAAACAGCAATTTATCGGCTGCGATGAGCGGGTGTTGCCCAGCGGCGAAATCCAAAAAATCGGATTATCAACAACCAAGCTGAACACGCAACAGATGGCGGATTACCAAACGCGCATAGAAGCATGGGCAGCAGAGCAAGGAGTGATTTTTGAATACTGATAAAGATTTTCAAGCATGGGTGCGGCGGCAGCCAAGTTGCGTTTCAGGCTGCTTTTCGGAGTGGGTGAATGGCGAAGGGCGCTGCGAGTTTGCCCATGTGCGCCGTGTGTCGCGTGGCAGCGGTATGGGCATCAAGCCGCCGTTTTCGGGCGTGCCGCTGACGCACGCGGAGCACGCGATGCAGCATCAGCATGGCGAGGCGTATGTGTTGGCAGCCAATGGGATTGTTGCCGAGGATGCGGCGGCTTGGTTTGAAGCGAAAGCGGATGAGTATTGGGAACGTTGGAGAAAGGAACGGAATGTATCGTAATTTGGATGAGTGCCTGAAAGATGTGTACCGCTTCGGCGCATTGCGTATCGAGCCGATGGGCAACACGGCGCAAATTTGCCACTGGGTGGAGAACAAAGGGGTAAGCCGTGGTGGCGGTCACGGAATGACGCAGCATGACTGGCACGCCAATGCCGCCATGATACAGGCGCGGGTAGAGCGGTTGCTGAACCATTTGGAACTTTGTGCCGTCGAAGCCCAATACGGCAGTAATTTTAGCCATATCGTGGATTTGAGCAGCTACATCCTAGATAGGCAGCAAGGCATTCCCTTATTGCTCTGTGATGCCTTGTTGTCGCATATTTTTTCAGGTAACCCTAAGCAGGCGCAGATACAAGACAGATTCGATATTGGCCGCGTAACGTTGTGGCGGAAAAAGAAACAGGTTGGAGGAATTGTGGCAGGACTGCTCGATAGCGCCATTTGCAAATTGGAACCAGAGTTTAGGCAAGTCGGGATTATTGGATAGCTGGTATTTGTGCTGATAGATTGTGTAAAAATATGTATAATTGTTCGGTAATATATTTCGAGTGACGGTAAACCTAAACAGGTAGATGGTTTATTCTAGGAAATGAAGATGAAAAAAACATTGTTGGCAATGATATTGGCAGTAATATCTAGCATGGTGATGGCAAAGTCAGAAGCAGAACAATTTGGGTTGCAATATATAGAGACACAGCCAGGAACCAACTATAAAGTCTATGGAAGCGGCGAGTTCATGTTCATTGATGCTAGGGCCACAGGCAGATTTGCCTCAATGTCCATTTCAGCAATCAAACAACAACAGCAAGCCGGGTATGCGATTATTCCCGCTCGAAATTTTGATGAGATGAATAGAAATGGACAATTCGCACAAGCGTATTCCGTCGATTGTGGCACAAATGTTGTTTATGATGGCAATGGGCAGCCTAACAGGGTAAGCGAATTAAACCCGTTGCATCAGGCGGCATCAAATTTGGCTTGCCTAATTCTGGACACGGAATAAGTGATTATCTCTGAAGGTCTTACTAGTTGGATGTTTCTTGCTTCACACTTGACAGCATGAAACACTTTTGGTATAAATATGCTATATTTCGGAGAAAGTTGCGAATTGGCAATTTTCTCTTTTCTTTTTGGCTGCTTTCGGGCGGCCTTTAAATTTAGGATAGCTCGATATGGCAAAAGCAAAACGCCCAGTCGGGCGACCGACAACATACAGTCAAGAAACAGCAGATAAAATCTGCGAACTGATCGCCCGTGGCATGAGCTTGCGGGCGATTTGCGCATCTGCTGACATGCCTGCGGGCGGCACAGTACACCGCTGGTTGGCGGAGCATCAAGATTTTCAGGAGCAATACGCGCGTGCGCGCGAGGAACAGGCGGACGGTTTCGCCGATGAGATTATCGATATTGCCGACTCTGTCGCCCCTGAAACAGGGGAAGTGGCAAAAGCAAAGCTGCAAATCGATGCCCGCAAGTGGAAGGCAGCCAAGCTTGCGCCGAAGAAGTACGGCGAGAAGCTGGAACTGGATGCCGATATGCGCGTGAAGGTAGAAACGCGATCACTGGAAGATATTTTCAAGTAAGCCTATGGCCAATCCGTATTTCAAGCCGCTTATCCGCAAGGCGCGTTACAAGGTGCTGTATGGCGGGCGCGGCAGCGGGAAATCGTATTTTCTGGCGGAATTGGCGGTGGAAGTTTCGCGTCGCATCGGTACGGTCATTCTGTGCGCCCGTGAGTTTCAAGGCTCGCTGGATGATTCGGTGTACCAGCTATTGATTGAGACCATCGAACGCTTGGGTTACGCGGATGAGTTTGACATCCTGAAATCCACCATCACCCATAAAGGCACGGGCGCAAAGTTCGTGTTTTACGGCATCAAGAACAACGTAACCAAAATCAAATCGATTCAGGGTGTCGGCGTGTGCTGGGTGGAAGAAGCCGAAGCGGTAACGAAGAACTCATGGGATGTTCTGATACCGTCCATCCGTGGCGATAAGAACGCGGAAATATGGGTCAGTTTCAACCCGAAAAACATTTTGGACGATACCTATCAGCGGTTTATCGTTCACCCGCCCAAAGACAGCATCGTCTTGCAGGCGAATTACGACATCAATCCGCATTTTGCCGACACGCCGCTACTGGCCGACATGCTCGAATGCAAAGAGCGGGATGAAGACCTTTACCGTCATATTTGGCTGGGCGAGCCGGTGGCCGACAGCGAACTGGCGATTATCAAGCCAAGCTGGATTGAAGCCGCCATTGATGCGCATGAAAAACTGGGCTTCTCAGCCGCAGGCCGGCGCATTCTTGGGTTTGACGTGGCCGATGAAGGCGATGATGCCAACGCCACCGTATTGCGGCATGGCTCGGTCGTAACCGACATGCAGCAATGGCGCGGTCAAGACGTGATTTACTCCGCCGACAAGGTTTACCTGTACGCCCAAGAACAGAATATTGACCGCATCGTGTACGACAACATCGGCGTGGGCGCTGGTGTGAAGGCGCAGTTCCGGCGCAAGAACGGCAAGGTGCAGACGGTTGGCTTCAATGCCGGCGGCGCGGTGTATAAGCCTGATGCCAAGTACACCGACGACAAGAGAAACCGCGACATGTTCGCCAACATCAAGGCGCAGGCATGGTGGATGGTGCGCGACCGCTTCTACAAAACGTGGCGTGCCGTACATCACGGGGATAGTTACCCCGAAGACCAACTTATCAGCCTTTCAAGCAGCCTGCACGAGTTGGAATACCTGACTGCCGAACTGAGCCGCCCGCAAGTGGATTACGACCAGAACGGGCGCGTGAAGGCAGAGAGCAAGAAAGACATGAAAAAGCGCGGCATTCCCAGTCCGAACCGTGCGGATGCGCTGGTCATGGCCTTTGCCCCCGTACAGGGCGGGCTGAACATCAACCCCAAGATATTGAGCGGACTATGAGCAAAAAGAAAAAACACACCGACAAAGCCATGCGCCGCGCCCTGCAAAGGCTACCTGAAAACCAGCCTGCATCATACAGCTTGGATTTCCCAGCCCTGCCGGGCGGCGTGAAGCCAAACGGCCTGGCGATGGACAGCAGCCCCTTAGGAAACTTCGGGGCTGATTGTTTTTTCGGCACCGGATTTATCGGTTATCCGCGCTTGGCCGAGTTGGCGCAGATTTCCGAATACCGCAGCGTAAGCGAGACCACCGCTAATGAAATGACCCGCCAATGGATAGAAATCAAATCCGTAGGCGAAGAAGACAACAGCGAGGCCATCAAGCAGATTGAGGAATGCTACGAGCGGCTGAACGTGCGGGGTGTGTTCCGCAAGGCCATTGAAACAGACGGCCTGTTCGGGCGCGGCCAGATACTGGTGCAAATCAAAGACCACGACGGCAAATTGGCCAATCCGCTGCTGCTGACCGAGAAAACCATTGCCAAGGGCAGCCTGAAAGCCTTGGTGAATATCGAACCGATGTGGACGACCCCCGCGCCGTACAACGCCATCGACCCTACCCTGCCCGACTTCTACAAGCCGAAGGCATGGTATGTGATGGCACAGGAAATCCATGCCAGCCGACTGTTTACCCTGATTTCCCGCCCCGTGCCGGACATGCTCAAACCCGCCTACAACTTCGGCGGCGTGAGTATGACCCAGCTCATGATGCCCTATGTGGAACGCTGGCTGCGTACCGTGGATTCCGTCAGCGACCTGCTGCACAGCTTCTCCTTGTCCGGCATCAAAACCGACATGAGCGCGATATTGAGCGGCAGCGACGACGGCGACACCAACATCATGCTCCGTGCCGAATTGTACAACCGTTTGCGCGACAATCGCGGCCTGATGCTGTTGAGCAAAGAAGAGGAAGAGTTCTTCCAGTTCAACACCCCGCTGTCCGGCTTGGATGCGCTGCTTGCCCAATCTCAAGAGCAAATGGCTGCACCCAGCCATACGCCGCTGGTGAAGCTGCTCGGTATTACGCCAAGCGGACTGAATGCCAGCACGGAGGGTGAGATTGCCGTTTACTACGACCACATCCGCGCCATGCAGGAAAACCTGCTGCGCGACCCGTTGGACAAGCTGCTCAAGCTGGTGCAACTGCACCTGTTCGGCAAAGTGAACGACAACATCACGTTCGACTTTGTGCCTTTGCAGCAGATGAGCGAAACCGAGCTTTCCACCATCCGCAAATCCGACACCGACCGCGACGTGGCCTACATTCAGGCAGGCGTGGTATCGGCAGAGGAAGTGCGCGGACGACTGGCAAGCGAGCCGGACAGCGGCTACAACGGCATCGACGTGGAAGATGTGCCTGAAATACCCGATGACGGCTTTTCAGACGGCCTGAACGACGGCGAAGGGGAAGAAGGTAGAGACCCTGCCGGCCCAAAGCCTGAGCCTGCCCAAGATGCTGAATGGGACGAAAGTAAACACCCGCGTGCTGAAAATGGGCAGTTCGGGGAAGGAAGTGGGCAGCCTGAAAGACAAGACGGCCAACCCCAAGTAGAGATACCCGAAATTAAGGGTAATGAACTGGGCTTGTGGTCAAGCATGAAGGAGCTGCGCGAGAAAGCCCGGGCGTTCGCACGACAGTTTGTCGGGAAGACTTTTAAAAACCGAGAAACTGGGCATGAAATCATGGTTTCTATGAGCGGAGTAAAACACACCATCGCACACGGAAATGACGGGTTGATTAAAACCATCCCGATTATTCCGGATATGTTGCAGGCTGCGCATTTTCTTCACGCAGAGAAGCCAAAGATTGCAGACAGCAATGTTCTCGAAGTTGAGAAATATTCGGCAGACGTGGCGATTGAAGGGGAAGTAAGGCGGATGCTGATTACTGTGAAACACCAAACAGACGGCAGACGTTATTACGACCACGGGTTTTGGGTAGACAAATGAAAAAGGCAACGTTTAATCTACGGTATATCGCCAGTTGCTAAGACTGGGTTATTGAACCGCCGTTGCCTTGGGGAGCGGCATTTTCTTCAGGCCAGCATCTTAGCGCGTTCATATTACGCCACCTCTTTGCCTGTACAAATACCGCTTGATTCCATTGTATGCCAGCCACTCGTCGAAAGCAAGCTATGAAGTTATCCGCCCCGTCCGATAAAGACATCATCCCCAACCCGATACAGCC